TGTGATTCAATAACCTAGCCATTATCTTTTACCATCTGGTTTAGCTTCTAGCCGTAAATCGCCCAAGGTCCATGCAATATCGGTTGTAGAACTTTGAATTCTAACAGCGGCTTGCCGAGCTCTGGCTCTTAAAAAAGCTTGTTGAGTTGTGCTGCTAACTGTATTTGTTGAGTTAGTAGTCAACGTATCTCCAGGGTAATCTCTGGTTTTAATAATGTAATCAACCGTAGCAGCTGTATCAGTAGTTATGTCTATGTCTGGTATGAGTCTAGTTAAAAACATAAACTGCTCACCTGCCGGGTCTAAGTCAAAATCGGCTGACTCAATAAACGATGTCATGGCAGACCCATCGTCAGTGTTCCCTAGTTCGTGATTGTATATGTAATTTAAACCCCCTGCCGTACCCCCTGCCCTTGGGTACTCGTTAACACCGTAATCAATCCAAGCAGTTCGAGACAAGGAACCAATGTCCCAGGTTCCCTCTAAATAGTTAAATTTTGCGTATCGGTCTATTTCTTCTGCGTCAGAAGAAACATAAAACCAAATAATTTCGTTAAACATCCTGTTAGATGCGGCAAAAAACTTAAATGATTGAGATAGATTAATGTCATCAAAAACATATCTAAGCACAGTACAAGGAACATTATCGACCTTACCTGTGTAAGCATAGAAGTTTTCTCTAGCCATCCAAAACACTCTGTCTCCCACAGAAACTACCGCGTTAGGCGATATTATAGAAATGCCGTTAGCTACTAAAGAAAAGCCAAAAGTTAACGGAGGACCAACAAACCGCATAGAATGCAAGCCAACATCAGTCCAAATTAATATTTCTGCCCTTGTTTTAACCGCAGCAATAATCTCAGAACCAGAGGACAGTCTTTGATCTCCAGATGTGTTGGTTGCTGTTGGTGTCCAATCAAAAGGATCTTCTTGATTTGACCAACGAATCAACAATAAATCTTGAGCGGTTTCTCCAAGCGAGTTACAACCAAAACAAATAACATGCCTATCAGCGCCTGACACCATTATCTGCCTAGTAATCGTAGGAGTATTTGATGCCCCTGTTTGAGCAGAAAGGGCAGTAGCCCTAAAGTTTAGACCTAAAGTCTTGTCCCAATAAAACGGTGCGCCATCAAAAACATTAAAAATTAAATCTTCACCCCAATTATCTTGTCTCCAAAGCCTTAGCTGACTTACAGAATTTGCCGTTGTTTGAGCAGCTTCGCCCCAACCGATAAAAGTATTAGCTTCCGCTACAACAACTCCTGCGGTGTGAGCAGCTGCAGTTGTGCCTCTGACACCCCTAACTACTCCGGCATTCAATGTGTTAGTGCTTTTACCAGTGTATTGGATTAATTCCTCTCCCACCCTTATTAAACCAACAAAAGTAACTGCGGCTCCATCCGCTCCTGCGGCAACCGTTGTTCCGTCAACGCCTCGTGTAAGCCCAATAATTGTAGTTGCTGTTGTTCCGGTGTAATCTATTTTTTCACTGCCAATAAGAACCGTTCCTTCACTAGGAAAGCTGCTGGCATCGTCTAGTATCAAAACCGAAGAATTAATAGTGATAGCACCGTTTAGAGTGTCGGCTACCGTTTCAAAATTACTAGCACTAGTTAACACCACAGAAGTTGCTGAATCTGTTAGATCGCTTGCTAAAGTAGTTTCAGATACGCCACTGGTTGTTCCGCCCCAAAGACCCGCTCCAAACCCAGTGCCTTGCACGTAGGTGGTTAATCCAGTAGTGAGCTGGTATTCAGCTACTACAGAACTCCCTCCTCCAGCCGTTGTTCCAGAAGAAGCGCTGCCAGCAGTGCTAACCGTGTAGCTGTTGCTGTTAATAACTGTAATTTTAAGCTCGGTATTAAGTTGAGCCGCTGTAACACCGTCTGTTGTTGCCGCTCCGCTAAAGGTAACAAAATCTCCGGTCTGAGCCCCATGGCCCGTGGCCGTTACAGTAATTGTCCCTGAACCAGCGCTGCCCGTTGTAAAAGGATTGGCTCCCAAAGAAGTTGTTGCTCGAACGGGAGTTAAATCGTAATACACAGCACCTTCTTCTACGTAAAGCTTAGACTCTGTTCCAATACCTAAGTATTTTGAGCCGTCTAACGCTGCCCATGTATGCAAAGAACGAGCTTGTCCTTCTAACGCAGTTCCAGATAACTTGGACCACCCACCCATTTTTTCAGGCCGTCCTTTTCTAAAACGAATTAAACTAGAATCAAACCATCCTTGGTCATTGCCGTAAGAAGTTGTTTCTCTATTAATACCCGGCTTAAAAACCACTTTAGCTAAAGGCATTAGGCAAGCCCTCTTTCGTAAATATTTTTAAATGAAGAACCTAACGCTCCAATTCCTCTGTATACAGTAGGGTCAATAGATTGATATGTTTGCTGTCCACCTGTATTTATTGGGTTTCCTGCCGCGTCCATGCCAATAGTGCCACTACCTGTTCCAGTAGTATAGCTATCCGTTGCTGCACTTTCAGCCACGCTTTGTCCTTCTGGAGGATCTATTGTGTCAAGAAGTATGTTAGCCCCTACATTTTTTAATGCAGATGACGTTCCTGCTGCGCCTTGTCCTATAATTCCTTTTCCACCTGCTTTTGCTGCGGCAACAGCATCAGCACCTTCTCTTCCAAAATATGTTCCTACTCCAGTTCTAGCTATATCACCTAAATCACCACCACGAGCTCCGGTAATTCCTGCGCTTAAAGCAGCAGCTTGTGTATTAGTAAGAGATCCGGCTGGCATACCTGACATCAAATACGATTGCCCTGCATTAGCTGCTATGTCACCAAGACTTTGGCCTCTAGCGGCTCCCGCTCCTGCTTGGGCAGCAATGCCTATAGATTTTGTAACAGGATCTCCAAAAGCAATCATTATTGGCGCTATGTAATCAGCAAAAATACCACCGGCTTGTTGGAAAAGACTGCCTTTCTTTCTTTGTTGCTGTCGCGCAGTTTCTCTCTGGGCATAATCATAAGCTTGTAAAGCAAATTCAGGGTTAAAATCTTTTGTGATCTCGCCCGTATCCAAATACGTTTTAAGTGCATCTACAGAACCATACGGCGCATTAATCGCGCTTTGAAACTCTCCCCTGTCGCCGGTAGCAAAAGACCTTAACGCTCCCCAGTTAGATTTATTACCGCCCATCTTATTGCCGCCCTCAAAACCAGCGTCTTCGTACTGACCGTACTGGTTGTATAAGTTTTGCAATGTCGGAAAAATGTTTTCGCTAGTCACGCCTGTGTTAGCTATACCCACCCCAGGAGAGCTAAACGGTAGGTTTTTAGCATTAAATTGACCCATGCGAACATATTCAGCACCTGGCGTCATAAACCCATAAGTTTCCCACAAAGGTTTATCAGAAAAAACCGTGTAGTCACCCGTGTTAAAAAAACCTTTTTCTGCTTTCCTGGCGTATTCAGCTTCTCGATCTGCGCGTGTTTGATTTAAACTTTGAATACCTTCTAGCGTGTATTCCGGAGCAGATAACTGTCTTTGAATAAAACCTTTTGCTCCAGGGTTAGCCGAATAATTTTCTAGCTTTGCTAAAGCATCGGCTTGGCTAGTTGGTTGAGCTTGATTAATAAAATCACGCAGCATTAACCCGGTTATTCCGGTGTTCTGAATATTTGATTGTGCTAGTGCATCTGTGTACGGATTTGACATAGTTATATTTTCCAAGCAATTCCAGCTAGTAACACAATAACCGATCCAGCGCCTGTAATCATAATAAACTCTATACGTTTAATACGCAGTATAGCTTCTTTCCAACGCTCTTCCATCTGAACTTCCATAACCGTAACACGCCTGTCTAAATCGTTAATTGGTTGCATCATTTCCAAAGCTCTCGCCGTTTTCAAACTTATACTGTTCTTTGACTTCGGCTATTAGCATATTAGTGAAGTGCGTCATAGCAGCTTCTAGTCGCTCTAAGTCAAACTTCTTACCCGCTACTTCACTTTGCAGTTCTTTTATATGGTGAACTAAATACCTTTGTCTATCTGATAAATCAGACTCAGTATAGTCTGTGCCGTCAATGCTAATTACGTTTGCTTCTTCAGTCATGCTACTTCTCCGTTACCAAGATGACGGTAGTTTACCCACGCTAGTAGGCGTGTCTAATTCTGTTAATTGTGTATCTATATCAGTCTTTAGCTCTGCTTCTGTTTTATCTAAAGCTGCAAGCACCTGCGTCTTACACCAATCTTTAGTCAAGCTATTAAAAGCTGTAAAACTGTCTGCATCTGCAGCACCTATAGTTGCCTGCCCATAGATTGACGTAGAATTATTTGGGGTTCTTGTGTCACTTACTCCAGTAATACGCCAGTGTATAGATTTAACTACATCACTCAGCGAACCCTCTGTAGGTGCTGTATCTAGTTGTACAAATTCCCATGTGTATGTATTAGCCATTATTATTCTCCGTTAAGCTAAAAGATTGTGTCGTTCAATAAGATTTTCTGGCAAAAAATTATATTCATATCGTGCTTGCTCATCTTGCAAACGCCTTACCTCTTTTGGGTCATCGCACACAATAACGTCAATATGTTCTAATCCAGAAAAAACTGCATACTGCAAGCGACACCCGCCAAACTGCAACTCGTGTTTACTGTTTACTACAATAGGGTTTACCATGCCATGCTCTGCTATATGTTTATGTATTAACTTTTGCCTTTTAAAAACAGCCCACTGCTTAGGGCTTGTTGATGTTTTAACTTCACTTACCTTTAAGCGCATTTACCTGCTCCTCAAGGCTGTCAATTCTTTTAAGGGCTTCTTGTAGTGAGGCAGTCAACAGAGGCACTAATTTAGAGTGGTCTATGCCTTGCATTTCTTCGCCGTCTTTTACGCCTGTTACTGCGTGTGGCACAACCTCTTGGACTTCGTGTGCAATAAAACCATCTACTGTGTTATCTGGGTCAGCTATAAAATTAAACCTTGCTGGTTTAAGTTGTTTTAGTCTTGTTGTAGCGTCCCAAGAATAATCAACATTTTCTTTCAAGCGATAGTCAGAAGATGTATTAAATGATGTTGTTGAACCAGTTGAACCTGTAATTGAGCCTATTAAATCGTTGTTAGACTGTTTATAAAAAGCCATAAAATAATTGTTAGTGCCACCTCTAAGAGCAACTGGTGTTACAGAGCCTCCAGTAACTTGTAGGTATGCATTATCACTAGCAATAATACTGGTTTGGTTAACTAAAAACTGCCCATTGTCTCTCATACGCATACGTTCTGTAGTGCCGTATCCAAAAGTTATAGCTTGATTTCTAAGACCTATATATCCCTGATCGGTAACATCTACTTTTCTCTGCCAGCGCAACTCACTCTCATCATGACTGCTACCGCTTGAGTGACGATAATTAAGAAATCTGTATATAGTGTTGTTAGATACGTCTGGACTATGAAGCTGTAATATATCTTGAGTATTGCCAGCAGTCGTACCAAGTGCTGCGCTATGTACTTGAAGCATAGCACCGGGAGCAGTTGTGCCTATACCTACTTTGCCAGCACTAGTAATGCGCATACGTTCTGTGCCGACTGTTTCTGCGTCATTTACGTCTGTTATAAAAGCTAAAACTGTAGCAGCGTTGCACTCGCCAATACCAAG